TTCTAATATCCACATCATATCTCACTTTTGGTGGGTACCAATTTCCACTAAACATTTTAGTTGCCACAGTTCTACCAAACGCACGTATCTCAAATGTGAAGATGTCTTCATTATCAAAAACATTTCTTCTGTCTATATCATCCTCATTTTGTTTCTCATATGAGTTATAATATTTATACGAGTAATCCTCAGATTTTGCTTTGAATTGTTTTTCAATTACACTAACACAATCGTCTATACATTCCTTCATCTCCATTGATCTAAGGGATTGTGAATTATAACCCTTAATACCAAAATTTCTACCCACAATCGGTCTTTCGTTACCATTAATTCTTAAATAGAATTCAAATGGTAAATTATCATACTTTCTTTTATTCATTTTTTTAATTTACTTGTTTAAAATACTTTTTTTCTTTTTTTATAATACTTAAAAATGGTCGTAGATACTCTATATACCCATCTCTACCACCAGGAATCGCCATAACAAACCCATCTTCAATCATCATACTTAAAACATTCTTTGTATTCCTATCTTCTGGGTCTATCGGTGATTCAATTATGTTATCAACATTGTCTTTACAGTTTTCAGTCATTATTGGGTCAGTGAGATTAATTATCCTCTCATTTATCTCATATAACCTTTCACCCTGTACTCCGGTGGTAACACCGTTTAAAATATTGTCTAACGTTTTTAACCTCGTTTTCCTATCGTTTTGTATACCATTAATTTTAATGAAAATTTCACCCAATGTCAATTTTTTTTCACTTAACTCAGGGAAATATTTTAATAGGGTTTTTTCTTTAACACCTTTAACCCCTTTAATATTATCACTACTATCACCAGTAATTATTTTTATTAAAGCAGAGTTACTTTGGTGGTGATCGAAATATTCACCATAATTATATTTTGATACGATTGTTCTCTTATTTAAAATATATATCGCAACCCTATCATCGATAAGTTGACACATATCTCTATCATTGGTTAGGATTACTACTTTTTCATCGTCTTTGATTTGAGAGCAGTAATACCCAATACAATCATCAGCCTCACAAACCTCATCCTCATATTGTCGTATGAATAGTTCTTCTGCGTAAGCCTTAACTCTTTCTTTTTGTAAAAATAATGATAAATCCTTTGGTTCGGTTACATTATAGAAATCTTTATCTCTATTAGCCTTATATTCGTTGTAAATTTCATGTCGTAACCTACCACTGAATGGTCCATCCCAAAAGATGAACACCTTATCAAACCTATTTGTTGTAATAACTTTTCTTAGAAGAGAAAAAAACTGGAAGAGACCCCCAATGTGGGTGTCTTTATAATAGAGATTCGAAGCTCCATGATACGCTGTTTTAATTAATGCATCACCATCTACTAATAGCGTATGATTAAATTTCTTTTTTGAGGGTCTTTCCAATTTTCATAATTAACGGATTAAACAATATATTAATTAATCGTCAGAAGTACTGATTTCAGCCTCTAACACATCTTCTTCATCTAACGTAAAATCTACTGAAGTACCTGCCTTTTCAAATACTTCTACCCAGTAATTTTTATAATCACTTTTGTATTTATCAATAGATGCAGGGGTGTCTTCAATAAAACCATGTGTAGTTGCTAATAACCTACAATCAGCATAACCTAAACCATTCATATGGTTTTTGTGTATACCAACTTTAGTCCTAATAGCAAAGTTAACCTTTCTGCCTGACGCACCAGCACTCAATTTAGATACACCAGCACTTTTCTGATTTCCAAATAGGAATACTAAAGCGCAAGATAAGTATATTGATTGACCACCTTTCGGCTGTATCTTTGGTTTTTGACCGAAACCATCTGGTATCTCTACCCAAGGTTGGTTGACGAAAATCATCGTATTAGTATATGGTGATTTTTCTTTCCTAGATGCGGTAATTCTTTGTGCCAGACCCATACCCCATTTTTCAGAGATTGCTCTCGCAGTATGTTGATTACCACCTTTACCTTCGAAACTCATTAGACAAGGTATTGTACCAACTGAATCCCATAAGAATAGAATATCATGTGGAATTTCACCTTTCTTCTGAGCATCAAGTACATCAGTTACGTATTGGAATGCTTCTTCTATGTAATCAAAACCTAATTTGTAGAGTAAGTGACCACCCCAATAGGCTTCGTCACCATCTTCTACATATTCTGTCTCTAAACCCATAAGTTTAGCATGTTCAAAACTCCATTTCTGTTCAGTAATAATGAATACAGGTAACACACCTTTCTTCTGAGCATCTATTGCTGCTTGAATTAATGCGGTAGTCTTACCAGTATCAGAATGACCTAAAAACATATTAACCTGACCCATAGCTGGTCCAGGAACTCCTGTCGCTTTATGAAATGGTTCTCCACAATCAAAATACTTTTGATCTTTGTATTTATCACTTGTGGAGAACTTTTTTCTTATAGCGGAAAAGTCTGTTTTTTTCTTTTTAATAGGTGTCTTTGACATAATACTTTAATTAAAACGGTAACTCGTCATCGTCATCATCATTTCCACCAGCGGTTTCTAACGATGTAACTTCAACTTCCTTTTCTAACTCTTTTGAGTCGGTTTCACCCATAGATCCCATCATATTGATTTCTTCTTCCAATGAAGCCGTTTCTTTCTCATCTTTATCTTCCTCAGCAACGTATTTCTTTTGTTCAGAATCCCAAACTGGTGTCTTTTGTTCTGCAACAATAGTAACAAATTCAGGGGATTTTACAGCGTATACATCTCTCCAAGTTTCGGAATTACCTATCCACTCTTTTGCCTCTGCCGATTTAGGGTCAGTTATTACTGCCTCATCTTCTGGCATAATAGATGTTACTACCGACCAACCTTTTTCATTACGAACAGTACTGATAGTAATATCTCTACCCGTTCTTGGATCCATAATGTTTCCTTTTCTTTTTAGAATTGGAATTAGTTTGTCCATTACACCATCACCTGTGTATTTATGTTTGAATCTCCAAAATTTAACACCATGATCAGCGTTATCTCTATCAATTCCTTTAACAACATAAAATTTTCTTGCGGTATATGTTGACCCTAATAGTTTTGCTTTCTTACTACCATCTTCATATAAAGCGTCTTTTGCTTCACAAATTTTACAATCACCACCATCGTTTAACTTTGCACAATGGATTTTTTCGAATTTACTATTCACACTCAATTCGTGGTAATAAGCCTCTACGAATGGAGATTTTGTAGGGTCGCTAGATGGTAATATTCTAAATGTTTTTTCAGCGGATTTCTCACCCTTTTTCAACTTTTCTGTGAAGTATTTTTTTAGTCTTTCTTCATTAGACATCTTTGGTTTGTTGCCACCCCTATTTTCAGTATTTTTTTCATACTGATTAAGAATCGCATCTAATGGATTTATTGTTTCTTTTCCCATTTTAAATGATTTTTTTAATTGTTAATAAATTTGTTTAATATACTCAAATATAATCAGTTTTTCTTTAAAAGTCAACAAAGATATCGACTATAAAATAAAAAACGGACAATGATTAATTATAATCAATGTCCGTTAAAGTATCAATACCCTAAATAAGAATTATTAGTCTTTTTTAGGTTTAAATGTATTTCTTATGTCTGTTTCGTTGTAATCATAATCAACCTCATCTTGTGTTAGCGTATATTCTTTTTCTACTTCTTCACCACCTGTATCGTAACCTTCTCTATCTTCCCAGAAATCAGTTAACTTTACACTATACGGAAATGATTCCATTGATCTCATATTCAATTTTTCTACTGGTGTTGGGTTTCTTTGTATCACCTCTTTTTCTAATTCATCCATCTTAGAAATGATTTCATCCATACCACCTAAACGGCTTTCTAATTCAGAAAATTTTCCCAATAAATCATCAACCTTAGAAGATACTTGTGCGGTTTCTTCTTTTGCTTCTTCTGTTTTGGTTACTATGTCAGTGACATCTACCTCAACTTGTTCTTCACCACCCATGTCATCCATTACTGGTTCTTCAGCAAATTCATTTTCTACAGGAATTTCACCACCAAAAGGATCTTCACTCATTGCTGGATCTTCCATCGGTATCTCTTCTTCACCCGCCATTGGATCTTCCATTGATGGTTCTTCAACAGGAATATCTTCTACCGGAATTTCGTCAGTAACTGGTTCTTCAACATCTGTTATTTCTTCCTCTTGTTCTTCAAGATTATCAAATAACAAATTCTCTGTCTCACCTTCTGGTTCATCACCTTCTTCTGTAACATAAAAATTATATTCTAAAATTTGTTTATGTCTTTTAAGTTCTTCTTTTAATAATTCTTTTTTCTTATCCATAATTTTATATTTTTATAACCCACCCATACTTTGTTGTGGTGATCTTAAATGTTTATCCATTGAAGCTAACCTACCTTTTAGTTTCGGCATCTCATAATTGTCGTCTAAATAATCAAGAAAAGACCACATTTCATGACCACCATGAGCCTCACCTGTTTCAACTGCTCTTTGCCAAGCACCATAGATATTATCCCAATCATTCGAACCCGATAAATCTAATTCGTCTTCTAATTGTTCTTTAATTACCTTTTTAACAATTCTTGATAAATTACTTCCTGTTAATTTTACTAATTTTTTCATATTACATTAATTTAATGTTTTTCCTGGGAAACCACCTAGGTGTATATCATCTCCTGTTCCCATATATTTAATGAAGTCGTTGGTGTTATCCTCATCTTCCTTTAATCTTTCATCATAATAGTCAGCGTTTTTTGTCATATCCTTATTGTATTTGACATTATCAACTAACATATAAATCATGTTATCATCACCAGTTTCCTCAACCCATTGTCTAGCCTTATCTGGATTCTCTTCAATAAGTTTGACAACCTGATCATACAAACCACCAGAGGATTGTTCATTTAATAATACCCTATTCGCTTCTTCCATAAGAAGTCTTTTTTCTCTTGCTAATCTACCCATTACATTAATAATTGTCTACCGTCAGTTGTCTTATAAACCTTATCTACTCTTTCTACAATTTCTTTACCATCATTGATAATACATTCTTCACCAACACACTCTTGTTCGGTATCATTTTTTGTTCCTAAAAAATCATCCAAATTGTTTTCTAATTCTTGATTCTTTTTAATATCTTTTTCGTTTAACATAACATTAAATTTTATAATTGTTATTTACTAATAAATATACGATTATTAAGAAAAAACACGTTTAATGTTATTAACAACTAAACCTTCTTTGTTGGTTAATATCATTTTGTTTTGAAATTTTTCCCAATCAATTTGGTAATTTTTATGTTCTATGTTACCACTATCTAAATTATGTTCACGTTCAATTAGGCTATTAAGTGCATTGATTGTGTAGAAACACTCACCTTTTTTATGTACAATAATTGTGGTAGGGTAGATACTTTTTAAATCCACTCTTTTCCCATTTTTAAGAAATACCTTGTATGTTACTATATTTTGGGTTGGTTCATCTTCATTTTTATATACGAAAATTCTATCCCTATTCATTTTGAACCTTTTAATTAAATACTCCAAAAACGTCTCTAATCTCTCTGTGGAGACGAAAGACGCTAAAATTATACTTCTATCCATTACTCTCTATATCACATAAATAAGGTAAAAACCTAACCTTATTGTTTATTTTTGTCATTATATTCTTATACTTATTAAATATTTCTGTGTCCATCAAAAGACACCCTGACAAATTACGCAATTTAGTTATTACCCTATTCGGTTCGATACCGAGATACTCTACCACATCTAAATCAATACCAAAAATCATACCCTCAGCATACAGATACACCATTCTGTCGTTGTGGATATAAAGTTTAGGATTTTTTAGTGAGTAAATTTTTCTTAAAATTTTATTTATTTTTTTTCTTGAATCATGAATAATATCAACATAAATGTAATGGATTTCGTCACCGATTCTATTGTAACTGTTGTATATAAATTTTTTTACATCCTTTTCATAATCAACCCTTCTTTCTTTGGGGGAGAATGTCCAACAGGTTGTTGGACTAATTTCCTTATGGAGTATGGATACCTCATCACCATACAACTCCTTTGTCTTATCCCAACCAACTATAAGTGTGGGTAAACCCTCAATAATGGTTTCTACCTTTCTACACACCTTAAAATTAGGATCTTCTATTTTTGACGTTGTGACTATGTTTCCAATATACATAAACACAAATATAAGGAAAATATTTTAAAGATTAAAGGGGTCTCTAAGGTTAAGTAAAGTTAGTACCTTACCAAGTACGTCATATCTTTCGATTGAATGTTTGTAATCTTTTGGTGTTATTTTATTACTTACCAAACCATAAGCAGCAGAGGTACCAGCGTTATAATTATTCTTTGGTTTACTTACATTAGACTGAGTTTTTGGTTTTTCTTCATCAGTAAATGTACCACCATCAACAATTTCATTTAGTTTATTTTCTTCCCAAAACCAACACGCGCTAGCTAACGCTATTAATACATCACTTGATAATAAATCTAAATTAGTCATTAAATCTACCCCATCACCTAACCATTTTTTAAATTTAACGTCTTTACTAAGCTTAGTATATTGTTCCCTTCCTGTTATATGGAACATTCCCCTACCCCTAAATAGGTAACCATCACCCGGTTCCGTATTGCCTAAACTATTTTTTAATACTGAATTCAAATCAGGCTCATATGCTAATTGTTCATCTGTTCCATTTTGAGCAATTCTATTATCATCGAGGGTTGGGTTATCCCATACCTCACTTAATGTTGTCATATTACTACTTTCATATAACACCTGTGATAAGAACATAGTAACCTCCGCGTTAGTCTTAATATCAAAGGATAGTAAAATTTGTTTAAATTTACTATCAGTATCCGTATCATCACTTAATGTAATAGCAGTCTCTTGTGGTACACCTAACGCAAGAAATTGTAGTGAAGGTAAAAAATCGAAATTAAATGGTTGGTTTGGTTGATCTACCCCATAAGTAACTGGGTTTCTGTTTGGTGGTTTTAAATCAATTGAC